ACCACTTGCGTTACTTCCTGCACTAGATACTGCTGTTGTTCCAAAATATCCGTTGCCGAAGTTTGCTTCAACTATTGCATATTGGCTTTGACTTGTACTTCCTACTATAAATCCTTGATGGCTAGAAGTAGTAAACCAAGATTGAGCTGATATATTTGTAGCTCCTGTTCTTGATGAGCCTGATGTTGGTACTCCAACAACTCCACCGATAGTTCCCCAAGTTCCATTTCTACCAGCATAAAAAGCTCCATTGTCGGCATCATAAGCAATCATACAAATATCATTTGTTGCTACAGTAGGTATAACACCAGATACTTCTGAACCATTCATTAGAACATTACCATCTTTTCTTACAGAAACTGCACCATTAAAACTTGTGTTATAAATTGTTGTATTTGCTGTTCTTAATGCTTCTGTTCCTTTGTCCATATCACAAATACCAACAGCAAAATTTTGTGTTCCTACATTTTTAAATTCTGCATAATATTTTCCACTTTTTGGAATAGCTAATGTTGAAATTGCATTAGGATAAGTTGCATCATGAGTACCATTCATTTTAGTATTTCCATTAGAAAAAACAGGATAAGCTTTTGATTGAACAAAATTTAAATTATTCCAAACACTAAAAACATTACTAGGACAATCTTCAGTTTTAGTTAGTGTACCACTAGCTAATGTAAAGTTGTTAGAATTAGATGATTGGTCTGTAATTGTGTTTCCATCTTTTAAAATTGTAAAACCATTATTACCTAATGTAAAACTAGGAGAAGTGTTTATTTTCCATTCGCCAGTTGTTGAATCTGTAGAACCAAATACTGTTGGTGCTAATTGTGTGCCATCACAAAAATGAATATGAGACATTGAACCATCAAAAGCATTACTACCACCTTGATAATCACCTATAGATATTGTTGCACCACTTTCATTAATTACATTGTTAGCTAAATTTATTGATGGAGAGTTGTTAGTAGCTAAATCAGTTTCTTGAACTCCATTAACATATAATTTTACTCTGTTAGTGTCTGTTGATTGTGTTGTATCTACTGCAACAACTATGTGATACCATGCAGAAGTATCTCTAAATTTTCTATTGGTTATAACAGTATATGTATAACTGCCACCATGAGTGTTGTAACATTCTAATCTATCACTAGAATCAAATGATAACTTAAATCTATTATTTCCGTCTTGATAACCATCTATAAGAAAACAATCTCCATAAGATAGTTTACTTCTTTTAAACCACATAGATATTGTATGTTTGGTATTTAAAGTTGGTGTTCCTGCTGTTCTTGATAATCTTGTACTAGCCATTAGTTAAATTGTCCTCCACCTGTTGCACCGAATGAGCTTGTTAAACTAAAATCTCTAGTTACAAACTGACCCTCAGCATCTGTAATTTTTAATGTAAAATTGTATGTAGTTGGTGTTGTAGAACTACCTCCAAAATCAGTTGTAGATATTACACCATTTGTAGCTAAACTGCAATTTGCTTGACTTCCACCACTTCCAACTAAAACACTTGTTGTTTCTGTAAATGTTATTGCACTATCTGATGAACCTACAACTGTAAATACTGTACCTGAAAAATTACCAGCTACTGATCCTAATGATCCTGCTGCTGTTGTAAATGATGGTGCAGTAGATGCAGTAATAATATTATTTGTACTTCTTCCTGCGTTACCATCAGGGTTTTCTATTCTTACAAAATAGTTTCCACTTGCTAAAGTACAATTAACTGAAAGTGTTGTAGCATTAGTAAATGATACTGTATTGGCATTTGTAACTGCACCAGTAGAACCATTAATAAATTGTACTTGTGGTATGGAAACAAAGTTTGTTCCTGTAATACTTATTGTTGTTGCTGTAGCTGGAGCAATCGTTTGAGATACATTAGCTACAGTTGGTTTAGTTTCTGCTGCTGTAATCCAAGATAATTGATTTGTGCTTGAACCATTACTAGCTAAAACTTGATTTGCTGATCCAACAGAAGTTGGTAAAATTAAAGTATATGATTGACCAGCAGAGTGAGCTGGAGATTGTATTTTAACTCCATGAGTATTTTGACTACAGTTTAAAGTAATTTTTCCATCTGCTGAAGAACCATCTCCTCTAGCAGTTAAACTGTTTGCTTCAACAGTAGCAGTAGTAAGTGTTTTACCTGCCATTGTTGTAGGTAATCTTGCATCATTTAGTGTGCCTGAAGTAATAGATGAAGCTGCTATTGCTGATACATTAAATGTTCCGTAAGCTACAATATCAATAATATCACCAGCAACTGCACCTGTTGCTAAAACAACTGATGTGCCTGATGTTACAGTAACATCTGTTCCATTTACTAGCTTACTTCCATTTTTATAAATATCAATAAATCCTGCATCATAAGCTAAAGTATTTCCGTTATCATCTGAACCTGTAAATGTAGTTTGGTTTGCTGAAGCTGTGTATTTAAATCTAGCTGAAGTTCCGTTTACTGTACTTCCAGCTGCTGCCCAACCACTTGATTTATAAACTTTTAATTCATTTGCAGTTGTGTCAAAATATAAATCTCCAACATCTAGTGAAGAAGATGGAGCTGAACTTGCAACTCTGTATCTTTCGCCAAAACTATTGACACCAGTTATGTTTGCTGCTGTTGTATTAACATTAGAGATTGAACCAGCTACTGTATTTACATTAGCAATAGAACCACCAACATTTGTTACATTTGAATTATTAGAAGCTACTGTACTAATATTTGTATTATTACCAGCAACAGTTGTTACATTAGAACTGATACCAGCAACAGCTGTTACATTAGAAGATATACCAGCTACTGTATTAATATTAGTAGAATTTCCTGCAACTGTATTTATATTTGATGAGTTTGAATTAACATTTGAAATTGCAGTTGATATTCCAGCTACTGTTGTTACTTCAGTTGCTTTAGGAACTAATCTATGAAAATTGTATGTGTGTTGAGTTGTTGTTGATTCAACTAAGATACCATAACCAGCAGGTAAAGAAGAACCATTAGCAACTCCATTTAATGTAACTGTTGAATTACCAACTGTACCATTAGGTATAGTTACAACACCTGATCCACTTGCAGTATAAGAATTTGCAAGTGCTTCAACACTAACAATAGTTCCTACACCATTATTGACATCAGGATTTACATTTGGAAAACTTGTTTCATTTGCTATCGGAACAAAGCCACCTACATCATCTACTAAATCTATAACTCTAGCTGATATAGCTGCTGTTGTTGCAATAAACGAATCACTATCTGACCATGTTTGTCCTGAACTAATTGTTTCAGAACTATCTACATTAAAAAATCTATTATTAGCTGCTGAAGTTGTAAATACTGTAACATCATCAGGTGTAGATCCTGATTGTTCAGAAGCTGTAACTAAAACTGCATCTGCTATTTTAGCAGCAGTAACTGCATCATCAGCAATTTTAGCTGTTGTAACATTTGAATCTAATATTTTTGCAGTTGTAACATTAGCATCTGCTATCTTAGCAGTTGTTACATTTGCATCTGTAATCTTAGCAGTAGTAACAGCGTTACTAGCTAACTTATCAGCAGTAACATTTGAATTAGTTATTTTTGCAGTAGTAACTGCGTTGTCAGCTAATTTAGCAGTAGAAACATTAGCGTCTGTAATCTTTGCAGTTGTTATAGCGTCATCTGCTATCTTTGTTGTTGTAACAGCATTAGCATTTATTTTAGCTTCTGTTACTGCATTTGCATTTAGTTGTGATGCTTGAACTGCATTGTCTGCAATCTTATCATTATTAATTGCATCATTAGCAATCTTAGCAGTAGTAACAGATCCATCTGCAATTTGAGCTGAACCAATAACACCTAAAGGAATTGAAGTATTAGTTGGTGTTAAAATACCAATATAAATTCTTAATGTTTCTGAAGAAAGTTGTCCTGAATCCCAAGTAACATTTACTGTAGTTGTTGTTACACCATTAAAAGCAGAAGAAGATATTGTTCCGTAAATTGTTCCTGTTGAAGAACCAATAGCTTTAACTCTCCTATTTGCAACATATTGAGATGTTGAATTTGCACCTGTTAAAGTAAATGAAGTTGCTGAAGCATAAGCTACAACTGGAGTTCCTGATCCAACACCATACTCTACCCATTGTGCATCATTATACCAATCTCTAGTATTTTTCATTAATGCTCTAATGGCATTATTAAGATTGGATGGTAACATTCCCTCTGCAACATTAATTGTATTTAATGTAGTGTTGCTAGATTGGGTTGTTGAATAATCTTTAATGTTACTTGTCATTTATTTTTTTTAATCTCCTAAAAACCAAGCAAATGCTTTATTGTTTTCTGTATTTTTTTCGTTAATCAAAACATTAACAGCTTCTTCTACTTGTCTTTGAAAAAATTCCTGTGTGTCTAAACTGTATCGTACATTGTCTATATCAGTTTTATCTGTCATCTTCCACCTGCTTTTGAAGCTACAAAATTAACCCCTTGTGCATCTTTCCAAGCAGTACCTGCTGGGATTTTAACACTTGCTCTTACATATCTTCCTGATTGTCTTACTGGTACACTACCACTTGTAACCATAGATGAATAACTAGATGTAACTGGTTGATCTACTAATTTTTCTCTTTTTGTTATTGCTACTGTTGCATTGGCATCAACAATCGGTCTTACTTCTGTAATATCACTTCTTAATCCTGGAAACAACTCTAATTCTGAAGTTTCTAAAGTTACTTCACCTGAATCACCTGAAAAGATAGCTGACTCAAAACTTGAATTTATTGCTCCTAAAGATAACTGTCCTCCATCCCAAAATGTAGTATCTAAAGAAATGTTAATGTTATCTAGGTTTCCTGAAATCAAATCCATTTGTTCTACTGTGTAAGCTCCTAAAAACTGTGTAAAAATTGTAGAAGCAGAAGCATCAGCTATACTCCATTTTTCTGTAACATAATTATATACAATAACTCTATCACATATACCTGTAGTATTTGCTGTGTCTTGAGATGATGGATATAACCAAATAGCTAATTGATTAAAAGGATCTACAGCAGCTACTATTCTATCTGAGAATGCTTTATTTAAATCTACATCAAAAAATCTATTTACTTTTTCTGCACCAATAGCTTTTACTTGATCGCCACTTACTTCAAAGAAACCATCATCAGCATAAAAGAAAGCTCTCCTGTTATCTTGGCAAACTGTCTTTCCATAAACTGCACCTCTATTAGGAGATACAACTGAAAATCTAAATACTGTTGCACCACCTACATAATCCATTCTTACTATTTCGTTTTGTCTAAATACATAACCATACTCACCTGATGTTATAGCTACGATCTGACCACCTGAACCTGGTAAGTCTTGTGAATCTGCTTGTTTAGTTCCTGGAGTCCAAGTTGTTATATCGTTAATACCTGACCATTGAACTCTATTACGATTTGCATTTTGATTACCTGTAACTAAAAAATCTCTGATAACACCTGATGTTCTAAATACTGGTGGAGTACCACTTGTTGCAATAGTGCTTAGATTAGCAAAGCTATTAGATGTTCCCATTAAAAAATATTGAGGAGCATCTTTACCATTACTTGCAATAATATGATCTCCAAATTGTGTAAAGGTAAAAAAATCTGTATCTGTTCCTGTTAATCCTGATTTAATAGAAGTAAAAGAACCTTGTTCTAATTTATAAATATTAGTTTTTGTTGCAGCAAAGTTATTAGCTACATTAGAAGTTGATCTAAAAGAACCTGCTCCTTTTGAATTTGCACCAATATTGTTTGTTGAAAATTTTACTAAAGATGGAAAAGGTTTATATGATCTTGCAGCGTAGTAAACATTGTTAGCTTCATTAGCACCAGGATTTAAATATGCTGGTTGGTCAGGAAGCCATTCGCCAAAAGGTACTTGCATTTATACTCCTACTTTTTTTAATGCTTTTTTATGTGCTTTAGAAAAACTAGATCCTTGCATCATAGCTTCACCCATTTCTTCCATGTGTTTTCTTGTATGATGAGATGAATGTTTTTTTAATAAATCTTTTTGTTTTGTTGTAAGTTTTTTCATTTGTTATCCATTATTACTGGTTGATCTTACATTGTCAGAAAAAGGAGATTCAACTGTTACATCTCCTCTTATTTGTAATGGTGAACCACTAAATTGATCTTCTCTATCATTTCTTTCTAATCTTTCTAAAGCTGTAACATATAGTTGTTGCCATTGTTGTACTCTTTGAGGATCAACACCACCTAAAAAATTAGAAGCATGATATAATGCACCATATAAATAAATAGATGGATGATTAGTTAATATATAGTTTGTTGCATTTGATGAAGATAAAGCATCAAATTCTTTGTAGAAATTTAAATAACCTGTGTATGTAGCATCAGGTAATGGTGAAAATCTAAATGTATCTCCAAGTATAGTATAAACTCTTGGCATACCACTTGTATTAGTTCCTCTTATCTGATCCATTTGTGGAGGAGTCATATAAGTTAAAGAATGTTTTTGTGTTCCTGATAAAATATAAAAATCTCTTACTTGTAAAAATCCTGTTGGTAAATTTTCAGTTTCAGCATTAATAGTAATTGTTGTTTGTGATATTTGTTTTCTAACTCTTAATTTAGAATTAAAATCTTTTTCTGTTAAAACAATGAAATCATTTGCAATCTCAGTTGTTAAGTCTGATCGGTTTAACCAATTTGCTAAAGATGCTTGTAATTCTATATAATTAGATAATGCCATTATAATTTTCCTTCTGCTGTTCTAAAATATTTAAACTCACTACTGTTTAATTTAAGTTTTAGTATTTTACTTTGAGTTTCTTTTGGAAGTTTCCACCAGTTTCCTTTACAACTTGGATCATATTCTAAAGCCCAAATTTGTAATGCACCTAAAGGTATAGAAGCAACTCTTTTTAAATCTCTTGTTTTAGAGTACCCATCATTAAGATTTAATAATCTTTTATTATGTTTTAAATGAGGATCAATATTTGTTTCTTCTTTTACAACAACTCTTTCTTCTTGCTTATCTAAATCATAAGTAGTTGTTTGTAAGCCGTCTTTAATAATGTCCTTCATTTATCCTTGACCTCTACTTTTTTTTCTACTTGGTATTCTTTTACTATAACTTTTTGCATGACGACCAGGTCTTTTTCTAGGTTTAGTTTTAACATAATTGCTAATACCATATAAACCTTTTTTTTTAGCCATTATGCACTTAGTTCAACAATAGAAATAACATCACCATTAGTTGCAGTTAAACCTGAACACTTAGAACCTGGAGTAACTTTAAATATTTCAGGTTGGTCGGCAGGTATAAATATACTTGTTGCACTAGCAGTTGGAGGTGCAATAGTTGCAGTTCCACCAAATACAATATGACAATCAACTGGACTACAAACTCTTACATATTCAGTTTGTGAACCAAAAGCAGCAGTTGCTGTTGAAGCTGCTGGACTAGGCATTGTTATATTATTTATTGTTATAGGTCTTAATCCGTAATTAAAACTCATATTTTTTTCTCCTATTTATTTTTTAAGGGGAAATTTGTCGCTAGACTAGCTTCCCCAATTATTCTTATATACTATTATCTTCTAATAACAAAAGTACAATTTAAAGGACAAACTCCTGTTGAAGCTCCGTCTGTTGCTACTTTTATAAAGTCGCCTTCTGCTACTAAATTTACTGCTGATGGTGTTGATGTTCTTACATCTCCAACAGCATCTCCAGCATAAGGAACAGTTATTCCTGATGATGTCATAACTGTAGATCCACCTTGTTTAGTGAAAAAAGTTATTGCAGCATTTGAACCTGTAATTGCACCTTCTTGAACAGCATGAATTTTGATAACTCTACCACCATCAGGTATAGCAACAAATGCTACTCCACCTGTTGCTGATATGTCAGCTAATCTTACTGTTATAAAGTAATCGTTTAATGTTCTCATTTTATTTCTCCGTTTGTCGTTCCGTCTATAACCTATTTAAGACTTCAACTTGATTAAGTGTGAGGAGTGTATTTTTTAAAAGGTTACACCCCTCAACACAATTAGATTGCTTATGAAGTAGTTATATCTGTAACCATTCCACTTGCAGCTTCGTTTCTTGACTCAAGAGTGTACTCAGCTACCATGAATCTCTGATCTGCGTCAGCAGTTTGTGCAGGATTCTGTAGAGAGAAATCTCTTAAGAAAGCAACAGCGAACATATCCATCTCTAATACTAGAGCATCTTGTCCTCTTTTTCCTGAAGTTGAGTTAGCTTGTCTAATGAATCTATTAGGAGCTACTTGCATAGTTCCGAAATCTGACTCATAAACATCAATAGAAGTTATTAATCTTCTATCTTCTGCTGCGTCAAATCTTGTAGATCCACCAGTAAAACCTGATAATCTTTGCTTGTTAAAAGCATTAACCATTATCATGTTTGGGTTGCCACCTGAATTGAAACATTGAACCAAAACACCTTTTAAAAGGTCTTCTGTAAATGCTCTTTGTGTTCCATCAGTTCTGATAGCTCCACCACCAGCTCCTGATCCACCAGCACCAGCAGATACATTAGTTGAAATCCATGTTTGAACTCCACCTAATTTTCTTGTTGGTGATGAAGCAGAACCAGCAGCAGCAGCTACATTAGATAAAAGAGCTGTTTCCATATCTCTTTTTAATTCTTTTGCAGATTTTGCTACTTGGTAAGCTAATTCAGAGTTTCTACCAGCAGATGTTACAGCGTCATTAGTTCCAGTTACTTGTAGAGCTTTTGAGCTGATCTGTGTGTGGTTACCCAGTTTACTTGTTGCACTTAGCGTAGGGTAACTTATTGTTGCTCCCTCAGCTTGTGCGTTTGCAGCTACATCAGCTAAGGCGTCTGTTTGCCATTGATGTAGTGTGTTTGTTGCTTTTGTTTTTGCAACACCTGACATAAAAGGAGTTTCAGTAGGTGATATACTATAAATAATATCAGCTAGATCCTCTCTTATACCAACTGTTGTATATGTTGCTAATGCAGGCATATTGTTGTTCTCCGTTAGGTTATTGTTTATAAATAACGCTTCAGTAAATCAGCAGCAATTTTTGGATCGCCTTTAGATTTCTTAAGCGTTTTAAATTGATCCAACCTTGATTGTGAAATCTTATCATCTTTTGTAACCTTAACGCCTGATCTAACAACTTTAGATGGTTTAACAATTTTTTTAGCAATATTAGGTCTTGGTCTATTTGCTGAATTTAAATGTTTCATTCCATCCATAACCACATCAAACATTCTGCTATCATAAATACTAGAAACTTCTTTATCGTTGAAACCTCTTTGTACTAAATAATTTCTCATGTTTGTTTTTAGCGTAGCTCCTTTTATAGGATCAACAAAGTCAGGATGTTTTAAAGCAACCTTATTTTGTTCTTCGGCTAAAATTTTCTGAAACTGTTGCTCTTGATGTTGTCTAAGTTTTACTTGACTTTGAGAAATCGTTTCTTTTCGTCTTCTCAATTTTCTTTCAATCTTAGCAGCTTCAGTAGGGTCTTCTTCAAAAAGTTTATCCAACTCTTTTGAATTTAACTCATTGTTTACTTCTGCGTTAAGAGTAGCATTAAGATTATTTAATTCTTCAATCTTAGTTGAATACTCTTGCGTTAGACGATCTTGCTCAGAACGAACTTGTCTTTTTTCTATAGCTAGTTCTTCGGTCTTTCGTCTATAGTCCGCATCTTTCTGATAACCTGCTTTTAATTCTTCAAGTTCAACTTCAATTACTTCACCATTAACTTTAACTTGGTGGTAATCAGTTTCTTGTTCTTCAATCGCATTTTCTTTTGATGCTTCTTCTTGATCTAAAGATTCTTGAACTTTATCTTCAAGTTGTTCTTCAGGTTTTTGTTTTACCTCTTGAGTATCTTCAGTAGCTTGTGCTTCTGTAGGTTCTTTTGGTTCAACTGGTGCTGCTTCTTCTTGAGGTTTTTTGCTAACTCCTTCTTTAGAGTCCAACAAACCTTCAATAGATTTTGCTGCACCTATTACTGACTCAGGTTTGTTCAGTAATGGGTTTTGATTTGACATAATGTCTCCTGTTTGTGTTTAAGCTCCTAGATATTAGGTTGGCTTATTCTAACTGTGTTAGAATTTTTTTCCTTGCTTATGAAAATCAGCTAATTGTTTTTGTGCTAATTTTCCTGTCTCAAGAATTTCTTTAAAATGATTCTCTACTTTTCCTAGAACTTGATATGCTAACCATAATTTTTCTCTTGCATGATTATCATTCACTCCAGTTTGTTCAAATAGAGCATCAGAATAATTTTTTTTAAGAGTTACTAAACACTCTTTAAAAAGATCATTCTCTAATATTAGTTTCGCCTGAGATGATCTGCTCAACTCCAGCGTTCTTTTCGTTTGATCTTGGTTGTCCATTTATTCCTTGTAACTGATCTGTAAACATATTAGCAGAATTTTGTGCTTCTTCAAGTATTTTACTGTTTTCAGATATAATCATTTTATCTAAATCAGCTTCTGCTTTTAATTTAGCTGTATCAAGTTGTGTTCCGTATTTTAAACCCATTTCTTTAATCTTAGCTTCAAAGTCTAATAACATTTCTTGTTGTTTTTGTTGTAATTGTTTGTAATCCAACTCAAGATCAGCAATTTTTCTCTTGTTCTCAGCATCAATTCTAGTCATTTCTATTTTTTCAATAGGTGGAACTGGTGGAGGTGGAGGAGGAGTTACATATTGTTTTCCTATATCAGGATTAATAAAGTAGCTATCTACTGTTTTTAATCCAGCATTTTCAATTATCTTAGCAAGAGTATTATAAATATTCTTTAATCCTACCATAGGATATTCTCTTTGACCTTGTAATTGAAATGCTTGTAGTTGTTTATCTAAAATATTATTTAACATTACAATTTGTTGTTCTTTAGATCCTGTGCCAAGACCCACACTAATTGAAATATTAAATCTATCTTTCCATTCTGTAGGAAGAACAGGAATGTATTGTCCATTGATTGCAATAATTTTTTCTTTATCTTGATACTTAACTGAAAGTTCAAACATCTTTCTAAACAAATCTTTAACACCTGTCTCAGCAAATATTCTAGCAATTAATTCAGAACGCATTTGCGTTTGATTCATAATTGTATTTATTCCTGTAGCAGTTTTATTTAATGAATTAGAATCTAAACCTTGATTATATTTTGTAACACCAGTTCTTACTTCTCTAACTGTGTCTAAGTATTCAAGTAATGGAAAGGCTTGTTGTGAAATAGGTTGATTAACAATCGGTTGCATAACTTGATTAGGTGGTTGTTTAGTTCTTACAACACCTCCAGGTCTAGTTGTTAAAAGATCATCCATGTTTACCATTCCATCCATAATCGCAACTCTATTATTATTTGTTAGATACATATTATCTAAAAGTTGTCTCATTACAGTTGATTTCATTAATTGAACATCTTCAACTAATTCTGAAACTGATCTACCATAAAATCTATGTGGCATTGGAACAGGAGTTACTGAAACAAAAGGAATAGTATCACATGAAACATTTTCTAAAATAAATTCTGAAGATTCTCCTACTGAAGTTATCTTTCTAAGTTCTGCTATACCATCTCCATCATAATCATAACGAACATAATTTTCATATATAGTTATTCTTTGCGTAGAAGGATCTGCTGATGAGTTCATTGGAAAGTCATCTATGTTTTGAAACCTTGCCATTCTTTCTGTATTTAAAATTGAAGAATCGGATGCTGGAAGATTATAAACTTCATCTTTATCAAAACCCATACTTACTAATTCTGATCTAGTCATATAAACTCTATGAGCAACATAATTTGCTTCATCAAGTTTAACTGCATCTTTATCAATTAAAAATTCTTCAGGTGGTACTGATTCAACTTTAATCTTTCCTTTTTTTGTAATTCTTTTTAATTTACAATTATGAAGCATAGGCAGAGGAAGGTCTAAGTCTATACCTTGCTGTGCTTCCATTTGTTCTTCAAACTGTTCTAAACTTTCGGCAGCAGCTTCATCTTCTCTTTCAGTATGTTCTGTTGTTTCTACATTGGGATCGTTTTTAAGAATAGCATATTCTTCATCTGTTAAATTTTCATAAGTTTCGTATTCAACACTTTCAGTTTTATCGTAGTAAACTTTTAGTATTCCATTTTTTTCTAATAGTGCATCTTTAAAAAAATTATATAATAATTGAAAGCCATCATTCTCTTTATAAAAGATATGATTTAAATATGCTGTTGCTTGTTCTGCTATAGCAGCATCATCTGCTCTAACTGGTTCACAAATAACAACTTTATCTGATGCAGTAAAAACTCTTAAAAGATTTGGTAATAAACTTTCTACAGTATCAGCTACATCTGTACTTACAACTTGTGAACGACCATCTATTTCGTTGCCAAGACTATCACCTTGATAATAGTCTAATGCTTTTTCTCTTTGTGCTGAAAGTGTACCCCCCAAAAATCCTAAAGAATTATTTATGTAGTTTTGTAATATTCCTCTTAATTCAGGATCTTCTATTCTTGTAATTTTTTTTGCCATAATTAAACTATGTAACTTGTATCAACAGGAATTGCTTTTTTCCAATCTGACGATTTTCCTCCAACAAAAGTACAACCATATCTAAAAGCATCTGCTGGATGTGAAGCGAAATTGTGAATCGGTCTGTTTTTAAAACATTGATTCTTTTCATCCCATTTTTTCTGATATGCTTTTAATGCTTCTAGTCCTTTTGCTGTTTTATTTTTGTCAAAATAACATTTAGGTAAATCTTTTCTAACAGCTTCTATACCATCTTCAATAGAAAGTTTCGGAGCTATATCAAATGATATACCTAATTCTAATGCACTTTCAAGTCTTGATTTTCCAAATGCACCTAATTCTCTCACTTTTATATCATGGGGAGCAATATGTCTATCATATTTATAAGGTTTGCTTTCTATAAGGTCTGCATAAAAATCTAATCCCTCACCTGAGTTCTCCTCATAATCAATTACTCTTATTTCTTCATTGTGCCTTTGAACAAACCAAATAGCTGTTGAATCTTTAAGACCAAGATCCCACCATGTTTCTACATCTAAATTAGAATCATATTTAACTTCCTTGACTCTATCGGTTTTTTCTAAGGTTTCTATAATAGCTCCATAGTAGCTACCAGTAATAGCAGCTTGAAATGAGCATTCAAATTCTTGATCATATAAGTCAGCAGACATTACATTCTGAGCTGCTTCTAATTCTTCCTTATCTAATATCTTGGTATCACTAGCCTTATATACTTCTGTCCACCAATCCTTTTTATCTAAGGCTTCTTTGTGTAATTTATAGAAATAGTTCTGACCTTTTGGTGTACCTATAAATATACACCATCCTTTTCTATCAGCTAAGGCAGGTCTAATAATTTCAGGAAATAATGTTGGACTAATATTTTGCGTTTCATCCATGACACACCCATCTAAAAAGATACCCCTAAGTGCTTGATCATTCTCAGCTCCAAGAATAGTTATCCTAGAACCATTAGGAAAATCACATCTAAGTTCTGACTCATTGAATTTTACATAAGGAATATTTTTGGCGAAATTTTTTATATAATCCCATGCTGTACTTTTACCCTGTTTGAATGTTGGCGAAATAAAGGCGTATCTTGGGTTTGGCAAAGGATTTGTAAGTGCATCTCTAATCATGTGATTAATAGTACATACAGTTTTGCCTGACCTCCTATGTGCTACAACCACATTAAATCGGCTCTTAGGCATTTGTTTGTGCAAAATTTTTTGCAACTTTCTAGGTGTATAAGGAATAACAATTTCAGACATTTAAAAACAAAACCCCCATACCTTAGTGAATAGTATGATTTTTAGGATTATTCAAGTCTTCTATATTTAGTTCTTCCATAAGATAATTGCTAAAGTCTTTAGCATCATAAGAATCTTCAAATCCGTCAAAGTGAACTGAGACAGTATTAGTCTTCTCTGAGATAAGAACTATTGCATAAATCTTTGATTTGTAATCTTCCATAAAAAGCCTTGTAATTTAACTATACATACCTCCTAACGTAATAACAACCAGCGTTAAAAAAATTTTAGCGTATGGGGTCTTTCTAAAACCCCCCTAAAAACAACGCAACTTCCAATTAGTAGTCATAATCATAAATTCTCAGAACAACCTAACACTAGAAAAAAACAATCTGCATTAGTGTTGTTCAATCTGTAGCTGAGATATATTTTTTTTTATTTCTATATGATTGATAGGCAACTTTGTGCAAGAAGGTACGAAGAAAACACACCTTAACATTGATTTACTTAGCTTATTTAATGATTGAGTTTATTTCTGCCACTTAACAACTAAAGGTTTATCATTATGATTTGATAAAGAAACATTAGTTTTATTAGAATATTTAGTAATTAAATGGCTTGCTTTCCATTTAGTTAAACCAACAATCTCCTTAATTAAGTGAGATATTGCAAGATCGCCTTTGCCATTTATTTTAAATTCATTAATTGTACTTTGAAGCTGATCAGTACAAGAAGACAACAAGTAATCAATTCCGTCCTGTTGTGCTAATTCATATTCTTTTTTAACAGCTGGTTTTTTGTGTAATAACTTTCTCCAGCCTTCCCAACTAGCATTAACTTCTTCATCTTCAAGGATCTTCTTTATACTTCTACCGATTGCAACCTGAGAGATTACATATTCTATTGTCGATTGATTGAATTTTATTTTATTAGCCATGATATTTATTTAATCTTATCTATTGACAATTAATTTACAAATCTTTATAAATTTACTTGTATTATGAATATATACAAAAAACTAACAAAAGAAAGGGAAAAAAATGACTGATAAAATTGTAATAAAAAAAACTACTGGGGATGGAACAATATTTTGTTACAGCCCAATTCATGAAACATCAGCTTTCATGATTACTACTGATGATGACCAATTCTTCGCTGAAGATTTTGACTTAGATTTGTCATTATTTAAAAACAGAAATTGGCAGTCTGTTGCTGATCATATTTTAGAAAAATATGGAAAAAGGCATGAAATTGAAGAAATTGTTTCATGTTAATATTAAAGGGGGTGTCACAACCCCCACAACAAAAGAAAGGGGAAAACAATGAGCGATAAAACAACAATGCACCAATTAGAAAAAGACCTAGTTGATGAGTTAAACGACAATAAAAAAGAAATATTAGAACATGAATATCCTAGTGATTTAATAACTGAGTATGCTGATGGTTATGTTCCAATATATAATTATGATCTAATAGAAGCATTATCAAGCGATCATACATTAGCCAACGTAGACGACACAGGATTACTACCTCAAAATCCTAGTGTTCATGATATAATAAGAATGGCTATTTATGAAAGACTTAGTAATGCAGCTTATACTTGGCTAGGTAACAACGAAAAAAAGGAGGTTGCTTGATGCTTAAATCATTTATATTTGCACTTCACTTTGCTATGGCTTTTCTAGGCTTAGTCATAGCAATACACATCAACTTGGCTTTAGGTTTAACAATGTTTATTTTCTTTATTGTTAAATTTTGGCTGCAATTACCACAATATAATTAAAGGGGAAATATGAAAACAATAATTGAAGGAATAATATTTTTTGCGTTCATGTACTTCTTGCTTTTCTATGGTTTAGAATTTGCAATAATGTATGAGCAATCAATCTTAAATGAAAGGAACGGAATATAATGAAATATCAAGTATTAAATAAAACTTTATTTGGTTGGGAAAGTATTTGGAATGGAGATAAATTTCAAACACTTGAAGAAGCAAAAGCACAAATAAAAGATCATATAAAAACTTGCCATGAACATAATATGGAATGCAATTTATATGATTTTAAAATAGTAAAACAATGAAGTTTGAACCTACAAAAAACTATTTGCATTGGTTATTATATATAGCCATGCAAGTAGTTATTTTTTTAACACTAATAGAGGTGATCACATGATGAAAGAAGTATTTTTTAATATGATAGCTGACAAAGGTTTTCAATTATTGCTATTGACAATTATTGTCTTTGCAATTAGTCTTAAAGTCAATGAGAAGAAAAGAAGGGATAATGAAAGAAGAAGAAAACGAAGGGAAGCACAAGGGTTCTTTGATTAAAATTGAAGCAGCTATTGATACTTATGAGATCAAAACAGCTTTTATACTTTGGTTAGAAGAAGAAACAAGAAAAAACATAAATTATGGAAAGGAAAACAATGAATAAAAATACATTTTTTATATTTAAACTATTGAGCTTAATTAAGAAATGCAGGGAAAAGGGGAAGTATGGTTTATATAATAAATTAATTAAGAAATATAATATTGATCCTAGAAAACTAGAAGAAGACTACTATGATTAAAAAAGGGGATATTGTTTATCATACTGTAAAGGGTATTCATGGGTTTGTTTTACAAGCTCCAACTAAGGATAGAAGCCATTGTGTTATTTCTGATTTAGATAAAGAAATGATTGGGCTGCATTCAAGAATGGATTGTTCAAAACATGACCTTGAATTAGTATTAGAAAAAGAAGAAAACATAAAGGAGGGGTAAATGAGAAAAAGCAAAAAGCAAAAAGAACAAGACTTAATTAAGCTACATAGCTTAGTTATGAAGAAGCTAGATGAAGCCATGATGTCGGTTGAAGCTAGTAAAAAATGGAAAAAAATTAAAGCAGATGGTGTAGAATTTACTTTAATTATGAGCTGGGTTGTTGAACAATGTCTTTATAGGTGGTTAGATAAAACTTGTATTCATACTGTAAAAGATAGTTTGAATGAGAAACTTCAATCAATAACTTCACATAAAGTTATTCAAGCTAAAGCTGATAGAGAAGAAGCTACACTAAATTAGTTAAGGAGGATTAGCCAGTATTTGAAAGGGTAAGAAATAACTGGCTAGATCCGAACAGTATTGAGATACTGTTTTTTAATACCTAGATATTGTGTCTAAACTTTGCCACTATACTTGATCCTGATTTTATCTGCAATATCTTTCTCAAACTTTGGGTCTTTTTCAACAGCTTCCCAATATTCCATGACTATTCTGTCTATAACTATTTCAGGTGTATTCTGATTATCTAAATGTCTAAGTAAGTTAATCAGGGGGGGGTTTTTTGGCTTATTAGCTTTATTCCTTCTAATAGCCAAATTATAGGCTACATTGGAAGACTTTCTAACTTTATCTAAAAGATACTTAAACTGCTTATTTTCCATAACTGCTAACTAGTATATATTAATAGTATATCTTTATTCAGGTATAGTTTTTATACCCCTATAGGTACAATTTTTATACCTCCCAAAACTATATCTTCTTACTGTTAATAAGAATAACTTTGTTAGTATTTATTCCTTTTCTCAATCTTCTTTCCTCATATAATTCTTTTTGCTGTAATGACATTTTCTTTCTTAAATTAATGTTTCTTGTAATAATAGATTGAAAATCTTCATCATCTCTAAAGTAATATTTATTAGTCTTATTCTTCCCCCTATTTAACCATGTAATATAGCCAAATAATTGTAGTCTGTCCAAATGCCTAATTAAAGTATTCTTATGTTTAATCGCCAATCTTCTCTTTAGATAGGTATGACTAGGACAACAACCATTAGGAGCTGTCCTGAGCCTTGTGAGGAGCATTAAAAGGCACTTCTCAACTGGTTTAAGAACCATGTTGTCCAGTAATTCATGCTCCAGTTTAAAGAAGGCTTTATTTGTAGGTGTGCTTTTCATATTTAAATTGCTTTAATGGTTTAAGTTTATCAATGGGAACTGACCAAACATAAGGTCTATCAGTTTTATTAAAGTTAGTCCATTGACCATGTTTTTCTATATCTAGTGGTGGAATGTAGCCGAAAAATCTATATGTAGGGGTATCGTCTCCAACAAGAAAGTAATAATCAGTTTTCTTATAACCTTGTCTTATGATAAGATTATTGGTTTTTTTAGTCATAAGCTGAGACCTAACTTGGACACATTTATTATCTATGATTAAATCTGAGCCATGAAAATTATTTACAGTATGTCCAAAATAAGACGACATCTTTTTAGCTAAAGCCATCTCACATAAAGAACCTGAAATGGTCATACCCCATTTATCGTACAGGTTGAAGTTAGCATTATGACCCCAACTTATATTCTGTCTCATGCTCTCTGTCTGCCTTAACATTCCAGTTAAACCACCTGACAATATTTCTTCCCAATTTAACTGTATTTTTTCAAGCTCCATACTTATCCCAAATCAGTATAATATAAATTAAATTTAATCAATTCTTATATTGACTTATTTATAAACAATCTGTAAATAGATTGTAAATGAAGGGTATTCAAAAAGAAAGATTTACAGACATAGCTTGGACACAAGGGGATTTTAATAAATCAACAATCTCATGCAGCCAAACAACATTAAGTAATTGGATGTACTTTTTAAAATATCATCTTTCCAAACATTTAGAATTTAAAAAAGAAGCTGATAGTATTAGTTTTAATGCAGGTACTTTTGTCCATGATTACTTTCAAGCTATATTGATTGGCATATATAAAATAGAAGATGTTGAAGCTAAGTTTAGAAACTTTATTAAAGGTAAAAACTACGCAGAAAACGACAAAGCCAAATCAGAATTTTTAGCAGATAGAATAGTAGGGTATGTTCAAAATCATTTAGACGCAGTAAAAGAAATATCAGGCAAATCTTTTCCTAAAGGTTGGGATAAAGAAAAGCCTTTTTCTGATTGGTATGATGAACAATATATGAAGAAGACTTTAGGTGTAGCTTGTGAAGGTTATATTGATTGTTTTAATGATGAATTTAAAATGTTTTCAGAACATAAGAATAGATTTGGTTCAGTTAAAAAGAACCCAAACCCACTAACACAAAAGAAAAAACCATACACTTATGTAAGACCACAAAAAATTAATTCTCCACAATTTACGCATTGTATTCAAACTGCTGTTTATTCAAAACACTTTAACCATGAATATAAACCACATTTAATTTATGGTTATGATGATCATTATAAAATATTTGACGCAAAAAATTGTTGGGAACTATCCCCTGAAGGTATTAACTATTTCTTTAATAAGTTTATTCAAATCAATATTCAAAGACAAGAAATGCTTAGGATAGCTGACGGAAGTATTAAGAAGTTAGCCATGATGATTGGGATAGATTGGTCTGACATCAGACACTATAAAAGAAACTTTATGCTTAAAAGCATAGATGAAGGGGATATAAAAAAACTGGAGAACTTTTATGAAAACTTATGATGGTTTATCGCCTGAAGATATAAAAAGAATTATAAATAGTGAGGTCTTGGAAAAGATGATCAAGGACAAGGCTAAAGAAGTTTATGATGATGAGAAGGAAAAAGAACAAGAAGAAATTATTAAAAACGCAAGAAAGGAAGGAACAATTTGACAAAGAACATATATCAAAAACTAAAGACAGCTTCAGAAGAAGCTAGAATGGTTAAAAAAACTGAGAAAAAAGGTGGTATGAATTTTAACCCACTTGAACATGACGCAGTACAATCAGTAGCTATGGAGGTCTTAAATAAAAATGGTCTCTATGCTTATTGTACTTACAAAGACTTTTTAATTAAAGAAATGTTTGTGCAAACGACTTGTAAAATGACAATCATAGATATTGATAAGCCTAGTTCTTTTATAGAAATAGAAACTCATGCTATCGCAAAAACAGATAAGTATGGATCAGGTAATTGTATGTCATACGCAAGAAAATATGCTTTCTTAAATGCTTTAAATTTAAGAACAGGAATGAAAGATGATGAGGAAGAAGCAAAAGATATGGAAGATGGACATAATGCAAAGCCACTTTATAATCATTCTAAAGTACAGCAACCTAAACAAAAGGTTGAGGTAGCTGACGAACTACAAGTAATACAATTAGCTTTTGAACAAAAAGCAAAACCTAATTCTGTTTTAAGAAGCGATATAGCAAATCTTAAAACAAGAATAAATCAGAATGGCGTTTGGGATTCTTTCACTAAAACTGGTTTATATAAAAATATGAAAGACCTTGAACTAAGTATCAACAAAGCAAACAAAAGGAGCTAACAAATGGGAACATTTGAATTAAAAGAAGGTGAAGGTTATCTTAACAGAGATAATGAGAACCCTGAGAAATTTTGGGGATCTTTTAAAATACCTAAAGACATGAAGAAAGGTGAAACAATTAACCTAACTGAATGGATAAATACTAAAGATGATGGAAAGGTAATTCACAAATTAGTAGAACGAAAACCTAAACAACAAGTTTAGTTTTACTGATATAGGGGTGGTGGTATTCTTTTTTCCCTTGAGTCGTTGTTCACTACCCCTATTTTATTATGAAGATATTTTTTTTATTTCTTTACATGACTACTGGAGGAACGACTTACGCATTAAAGAAAATTCCAATAATGAGTGCTACATCTTTAACTTGCAAACAAGCATTAAAAAAGAACGCAGTAATAGAACATGAGCCACATGGAGTTAGATATAAAGGACAAAAAGTATTTAAGTATTATTGTAGAACTTCATCAGGAGATTGGGTTCAATGAACGACAGAGGTTATAACGATTTAGAAGAAACAATAGAAAGATTAGAAAAGAAAATTTATGAGTTAGAAAAAAAAATAGATTTAAAAGATGAGGAGATACAAATATTAAATATACAATTAACAAAAAAGGAGACACATGAGTAAAGATGATAATATACAATGGATAGACATAGGGGATAAATTAACAAAACAAATGCTAAAGAATAAGCAAAAGGAATATGGAAACTTTACTAACAACTCTTATGTTATAGCCAATTTTATACAAAGCACATTAGAAGTTATTAATAAAAAATCAATCAAAGTACCAGTAACTATTGTTCCTCAACTTATGATTGTACTTAAACTTACAAGAACAATAGATGATGGAAGTAAGCAAAACTTATATAAAGCTGACACACATAACGATATAAATGGATATAATCATCTGTTAAAAATAATGATGCAGGAATTGAAGGAGGATAAAAATGGCAAGTAATGGTAAGGTTTTTTATAGTCCACAGATAAAAAAGATTATAAATTTTATGAATAATTATTATGAAGAAAATGAATGCTATCCTAAACTACATGAGATAGGTGTTGAATTAGATGTTACTAAACAAAGAATAGGTATCTTAATGAAAGACGCATTGAGACTAGGATTGGTAAAATCAAATAATGTATTTATGAGAAAATATAGCTTGATTAAATTATCAAAAAACAGTAAATTGAAAGTCAATAATTACTATGAGTTGTAAAAAAATATACAATATGGAAATGGCAGTAATTATGGAGGAGGATTTTGCAACTGTTGAGGAAGCTGCAAATCAAAAGATGCCTTCAACTAAGGCGTTTGTAAGTAGAGTTAGCGACATGAAGTTGATTAACTCTCTTGTAAAAAAAAAGGAGGATAATGATGGAGAACATCAGAAGTCGTCTGCAGAAGCTGATGGACAAACAGAGGGAAAAAAGTGAGAAGTATGTCCAAGCAGTACAAGAAGCTAATAAATTAAAAGCTGAAAGTTATAGCTTATATTTAAAAGTTTCAGAATGCAGAGAACAATTAATGACAAATAGGTAGTCGTTAATTAACATAAACAAGTACAACATAAAGTTGCACAACAACTAGAAAGGTAAGCTGTCGTTATGGGTAAAATACAAAAAGAAAGTGATACTTCATTCAATATTCATGCTGGTAAAAGATTAAGAAAAGCTAGAATAGAATTAGGTAAAACTCAATCATGGGTTGGAGAACAAATAAAAGTTACTTTCCAACAAGTTCAAAAATATGAAAAAGGTACTAATGGCATGAGTGGTGCTACATTAGGTAGATTGGCAATCGCTTTAAATGTAAAGGTTACTTATTTTTATGAAGGTTATGACATTGTAAAAGGTGTAAGTAGCTTTTCATATAAAGATAATCCACCTGAATTACATAGGGGTAATCAAGTTAAGAATGAAGCTATGTACCCTGACCCTCAACAAACACCATTGTTGAATGGTACTAATATTAAAATAGGATATTAAATTAATAAGGCGATCAGAAATGGTCGCCTTTTTTATATCTGTTCTAAACTTCTATTTTCATCATCTTTTTTCATACAAGAATAATGAGCTGGTTCTTTAGTTGCAAAAATAACAAAGGCTTCATCAGATATAATCATTTGATCACAATATTTACATAGACCAACATCTCTAATAATACCTCTAGTATTTTTCTTCCAAGTTTTTTTATGTCTTAGCATAGTTTGGTTTTTTTCCTTTTCTAGTTTTTCTTTCTGCTGTTTTTTTTCTTGATACAGCAGCTCTCCTTTGACTTGAACTCATGGATCTAGCTTTAGATGACTTAACACATTTAGGATAGTTCTTTCTTTTCTCACCCTTTGATCTTCCACATGGAGGAAAACCACCACCTTTTTTAGGATTAGCAATATCAACCCACTTTTCTGATGTCCATTTTCTTAATGACATTATCTTTTCTTTTTATTTTTCTTAGGTTTTATTCTACCACTACATACACCTGAAGCATACATATTTGCATAAGCTGAAGGATATACCTTGAACTTTCTTTTAGCAGCAGCTTTACCTCTTGCACATAATTTAGCCATAATATTTTTCCCTCCAACAACCCAGCTTAATGAATAAGCTACACCTAGTATTTACTTTTTAATTTTTTATTTTTCTTCTTCTTCTTTTTATTTTTATTTTTTTTCATTACTTTTTTTCCGTACATAGTTTTCTCCTATTGTTACCAGTTTTTGCAAGACCAATATCTTGCACTAAATTTATCATTAGCAGTATCACATCTATGTCTTGCTCTAAATGATTTTCTTCTTGCAGGATTGTTTTTTTTAATTGTCATATTAGCATCCCCATATCTAATAATCTTTTCTTTACCATCTTTACAAGCCTTAACAACAAACTTCTTACCACCTGATATTTGTCTTTTAGGTGAGTTGCATTTCATTTTAGCTTTGTTTATTGCCATACCTTATAACCTTCGCCTTTATTTTTAGTTAAAGATTGTTTTCTGTTAGTGCCATCTCTTTTAAAACTAACATGAATCCAACCACTATCAGGAATACCATCTTCATAATATTCTAATATCAGTTGGTCAAAGTCAAAGTTGTTCTTAATATGTGAAGCTAAATTTTTATTATCAAAACCTGAAATTTCAAAGTCTACAGCTTCGCCTTTACAATGTTGTGATTTAGAAGATGATCCTATAGCTTCTGATAATTTTTCTGATCTAAAACCTGAGCTAATACTTACAGGTCTTGACTCATAATATTCTCTAAGTGGTTCTAGTATGTTTTCACATAGAGCTTTTAAATTTTCTATTTGTTCTTCATTAGGTGTGTTATCCAAGCCAAGCCTTGAAGCTGTACCTGAATTAATCATCTCTTGTAAGGAGAAATGTTTAGATATTTGTGTCATATAAAATACTTTCTATCATATTCAACAACTTTCCATTGAATAGATTTTTTAAATTTATTTCGTTTACCATAATCTTCAGCTTCCTTTTTACTACTCCAAACCTCATTTGTAAAGATTTTCCATTGATCGTCTTGAAACCAAATTAAAGAAAACATTATGAACTTATTGATCTAATACAAGCAAATTTAATATGAATCATATTATTGTTTACATCTATAGTTTTAAAATCAGCCATTTTTTTAATAGCTTCTTCATGACCACCTAATACACAATCTTTAAAAGTATCATAACCTTGTGGCATTTGGTGTGGGTCAGTACACTCTTGATAAACAATAGAGCATATAATCATTGTTAGTGCAAACTTCATTCTTTTTCTTTCGGTTTTATTTCTTTTAATTTATCTTCTAATTCTTTTACTCTTTTATTTGATCTTTCTAAATCTTCATTAGTGTTCTCAAGTTTTTGCAAACACCTTTTATTGGCAGCATCTTTAGTCTTACCAGCGTCTTGAAGTTCAGCAACTTCTTCCCTTAGTAACCTTACTTGATCTTTATACTCAAGTATAATTTCTTTAGATGTGTCAGACATAGATTATTTTTTTTTGAAAGTAGATACACCCTTGATACCAAGTATCGTACTAAATGCTCCTACAACAAGAGCTTGATAAAACATTGGAAGATTAGAAAACTTATTAAAAAAAATATCTATCTTTGCTTGTATATCAGGATCATCACTAAATACAGACCAAGCTAAAAGTAATAAAGGAATACTAATAAGGATAAGACAAAATTCATCTTTCCAATCGTTCCTATGAGAATCAATTACTGCTTTTTTAAATTCAACTTCTCCATTAGCCATCTTCTCAGCCAACTTAAGTTCAGCAACAGATTCTAATTCTTTAGTTCTTCTTCTATTGGAAGCAATAGACATACCTGTCTTAATCATGCCTGGAACTAATTTAGCTGCAATATTTAACCACATAGTCTATTTATAAAAGTCTTTGAATAACCATTCAAGATATTTCTTCCACATTTTTCTAATAAAACCCATAGTGTTTTACTCCTTTTTTTAAGGTTTATACAATACATAAGTTAATGTTAGTTCTTGGTTAGGCATAATATCTTCTGTAGTTTTAAGTAACCACTTATTACCATTCTTTATTCTGACACAATTAGGTTTATCTGAATGATTTAAAAATCCTCCTAATGGCGTTCTGTGTAATTCTTCTTCAAACTCAATATGTGATACACCTAGCTCTGTATCTTTTCTAATTTCTTTTGTTGCAAAAATACCTAACCCCTCTATCCAACTAGGTCTTATAGTACAGTAAATAGGTAAAGGATTATAGCTCATATTATTTTTCCTCAAATATAGGTCTGTCAGGATTTTCTTCTTTCCATTTATCTTTTAACACAATCCAATAACTAATACTATTATCTCTTTTCTGAAAATCATTCACTTGCATTACTCCCAATTCTAAACAAGCATTTATAAGTTCTGCAAATGCTGGAGGTGGTGGATTTATTCTAGGAACATTTTTACATTGTTTAATTAATTCTAATTGTGTTTTAAGTTTCTGTTTTTTTCTTTGTTCAGCAATATATTCATCATCACAAGTAGCACCTAAAGGTATTCTAAATCTAAAACCTAACATTTGATCTTGGTTTTCATCAGATGTTCCTTTTTTATATTCTCTTTGTCTTATCTCTGCATAAGGTTCAAAACTACCTCTTTCACAGGCATAACTACCATCATTTAAATATTCGTTCTTTGCTTGAGTTGATGTAACAACTAGCAAGAAAAATATAATCCAAAATGTATTACCTGTTAAGATCTTTAATATCGTATTCATGTTGCCTTACCTGATCGCTTAATGTTTGAAAAATATTTTCTGCCATATCCCATGTAGCTTCTGCTCTAGCAAGTCTTTGTTTAATATCATTAACCATTTCTTTTTGTATTTCTAAATCTTTACTAATGTTTTGAACTATCTCTTTGTTAATAGAAACAGTATCTGTTAAAGTTAATACATATCTTACAGATGTAAATGTTCCAGCTAATACTGCACCTACCACAGGAACTATAACTATATTTTTTTTAAACCAATCTAATTTACTTTTTTGTTTTCTCATTCTTTTCCTTTGAAAAATTTACTTAAAAATTTATAATAATCTTTATCTTCTTTACAAGCACAAGTATCGCAAGTACATAGACCATATTCATCTGCATGAAGATCCTCTTTACAATGACAATTATGATAACATTTTTTACATTTCATATTAATTGTCTTTTGCTATTCTTATAATTTTACCATCTTTTACTTCTGCTTTTACTTTACTACAAACATAGCTTACTCTTATACCACTATTTCTAGTTGCTATCCTTTTTAATTCTAAACATTTTGAAACATTTGGCATAAGCATATGTTCTTTAAGAACAGCAGGTTCTCCAAGAAACATAAGTAAAGCAATTACGGAAGTCATTAGTGATTACCATTCATTTTTTTCTGTAACATATCTACCTGTTCTTTAAGATGATCTATGTTTACTTTATTATATCTACTAGCATTTATTTCTTTTTCAATAGATTCTATCTGCTTTGCTAAATGTTCTATAAGCATATACATTTCTAAGTTCTTAGGTTCTTGTTCTGCTTTTTTTAAAAGGTCAGCTTGAAATAAAGTATCTGCTGTTTCTAATCTGTTAAGTCTTTCTTCAATTCCAAAGTAAACCCAAACACCAATAGCAACTCCTGCAACAATAGATAAAATTGTTTTAAGATCCGTACTTACTTTTGTTCCTTCATTTATCTTCATAATTAACCATCAATAATTTTATGCCTAATTTTTTTTGTTCTTTAGTTGGACTTCTAAAAATTTTGCGTTTATTTTTTAATGCCTTACCTTTGAAATTATATCTATAGGTATTTGTTTTAATGTCTAGTAACTGTATTTTACCATTTTTATCTACAATAACAATATCAAATGGACAATGTGGATCGCATGATTTTGCTACATAATAACCAGCTTTTGTTAGTTCTGATATAGCATGGTACTCACTAGCAGTTCCTTTAATGGAAGTTTTCTTTTGTCTTTCAGATATTAACTTAGAAGATTTATGATTAGATTTACTAAGCCTGATAGACTTATTGTTAGAATCACCCATATAATTTTATATATATTATTTACCTTTATATCAAGGTGTGCCAAGTGATTATCTTTAATGGTGTTGATCTTTTCATGCACAAGTTTTATTTCGCCTTGAAGTTTAATTATCTCTTGAGAATTTTTTTGCGATTGAGTAGTCATTATTATTTTTTTTGGAACTCCAATATTAAATTATTTAAGTAATCTTTTCCTATTATATCGTTTATTACAGCTCTTTGTGATTTAGGAATATTGTTTAATTGATACTCCATTAAATAAGGAACTAAAGAAGCGTCAGATTGTAATTCTTTTGTAGTTTGTTTTTTAAATTGTTTTATGCTTTCTTTGATTGTGTAATATTGTAAACTCAATGGTAAAGATTTATAGGCATCAGTTTGAACTAATTCAGATAATTTATTATGAACTAATGGAGCAAATACATTTTTGTATGCTCTGTCTAATACTGGTATTCCTGTGCTTTTAAATATTTCACTATAGGTAAAATTCAATCTATCTAATTCTTTTTCAGCAGCATTTTTATCTTGTCTAACTGTAACACCAGTTAATTCTGCTAAAATAGGATTAGGATTTTTTAAAGGTCTTGCAACATATTTTCCTGTTTTTTCATCTAGCACAGCATGAGTAATAGATGTTAAATCTTGAAGTTCTCCAGGATTAAATATGGCTTTAAAGTTATTTACTATTGATACTCTAGGATCTAGCTTAGCGTTTTCTAAAGTGGAAGTTTTTGTATCTTTTGCTGCTTGAATATTGCCATCAGAAGCATCAAGAAATCCCATGTAAGTTTTAAATGGTGTTAAGTATTGAGCAGCAATTTTACCAACAAATTCATTCATAGCCCTATATCCTTTATTAGTTCCAAATCCTCCTACTGAATTTACCATTTGATCCACTAAATACAAACCAGTTCCACCCCTAGTTCCTGCAAATACTTTTGCAAATTCTTTTACATTAAAAGTTTGCTTAGTTAAAGTTCCATTTTGTTGTCTATTAACTAAATCAGCTACATATAAATATGCTGCTAATGGGTTATAAGGAAGAACATCTATAGTTTTATCTCCTACTTTTAATTCGTTCCATTTTTCTCCAGCAATTTTAGAATTTCTAATTTGAAAAGCAGTTCCCATTAAACCCCATCCTGCAAGTGCTTTTACCATTCCAGTAGTATCACCTTCTTTTAATTGTCTCATAAGAGCTTTTGTATAAGCTCCTTCTGTTGAAGCAGTTAATAAGGCTATAGGTAAATCTGCTGCTATTCTTATACCACTTACAAATGTTGGTGCAGGACTATAATCGTATAAAAATTTTAAAGAATTTACTAAGAATCTTGGAAAAGGAACTATTAAAGAAAATGTAAAAGGAACTGCATTAATAAATCCAACAAATTTCTCTCCTACACTTCCTTTTTTAGGTTGTTTGGCATAAGTCATTTCCAAAGATTGATCTATTGCTGTACCTATATCTTCTTGTCTTATCGTTTTTAATAATTTTTCATCAGCAACTAAATCTTTTAACTTTAATCCTTTGTAAATATCAGGTCTTCCCCTAACAATTCCATCTAACGAAGAAAAGAATACAGACCTTCTTGTAATAAATTCTTGAAATCTATTAAGAAAATTTAATAAGTTTGCACCTTTCTCCATAAAAGATATAGGAGACCAACTTTCTAACATAGGTTTATTTGCAACATCAGAACTATATCTTAAAAATAAACGATCATTTTCTTTTGGATAAAATTTTAAAATATTTTCTGTATCTTTTTTAAGTCTTGCTCTTACTGAATTTTTTTTAAAGTTTAATATGTTAGCCGATCTCCATGTATTTAAAAAACCTTCCATAGCAGTTAAGGGATTGACTTGTCTTTGTAAAGTTTTACCACTTAGTTTTTGCCAAAGTTTATCTGCACCATATTGCATACCTTCGTATAAAACATTCATACCTACTCTTGCTTGTTGAGATATAAAGTTTCTCATAGCTGTACTCCATCTTCCAACCATAGAAGCTCTCCTAACTCCATCTAATCTTCTTCCTGCTGTAGCAAGTAATATCTCAGAATCTAATCCTGAGTTTTTCATAGATTTAGCTAAATCTTCAGTAATCTTTCCATCACCTAAAAACTTTCCATAGTTTCTTGCTAATACACTTAATTGTTGTAAGTTTTGTGCTGAAGTTCTAGCACCTGAAACAAAATAATCTGCAAGATCAGTTTGTGTTAAGCCATTTTTTTTAAGTATAGATTGAATAGATTTAGAACCTTTTTGCATCATAACACTTTGAGATGTTAGTACATCATACATTTGCTGGCTAATTCTAATATTAGTATTTCTTGCTAAATTATTACTTTTTAATAATTCATCAAAAAATTTAACTATTTTTTTTTGTACTGGTTGGCTTATTATATTTTCTGATATGTCATCAAAAGGATCTTTTTTAATATTTAAATTAACTTTATCTTCAAAAGATTGAGCTGTTACACCTGTGTCTTTTTTTATTTTTTCGTTTTTAATCTTTCTATCTTTATTTAATTCTTTTGCAGGAACTGAATCATCTTTTATAATATTTGTTTTTACCCCAGCTTGTTTACCTCTAACTACAAAACTTAAAAGTTTATCAAAAGCAACACCAACAATACCACCTTCAATAGCCATTTTTAATCTAGCTTTACCTTCTGAATCTTCATTATCAGCTTGAAGATATTCTGTTATAGGATTTGCAAGTGTAGGAAAGGCTTGTACTAAATCTGATAATCTTTGTTCGTAAGGTGAAAAAGCAAATTGAACTGCAACTTCTCCTTTTAAACTAGCTCTAAATGATTGACCTAAAAAAGTTGTAGCTTTAGGAATTTTAGTTACAGTATTTATAGCTGATGCAACTTTACTAACTCCTAAAAAAGGAACAGCAAAACCAAGTAAGTCTCTTGATAATCCTCCACCAAAATAAGTTGGTTCTTGTACTGGATCAAGTTTAACAAATTCTAATGGTTGTTCGTCAAAAAATTTATCTCCTAAAAAATTTACAAATCCAGCAGTATTTTGTATTAAATCTCTTGCTGCACCACCATAGGTTCTTTTAATTAAATTTTCGTAAAAATTTTCTGCACTATAATAACCATTATCTTCAATTATTTTTTCAGCATCAATGGGTCTATCTCCATCAAGAACAGACCCCTCCATAACATTGGAACTTGAAGTTAAATCTTTTAAAGGAACAAGATTATTGTTTTCTTCCTTTTGTTCTGATCTTAAACTTTCTAATGAAAAAAGATTATTATTTTCTTGTTGTGGTTCTAATTTTATTTCTTTTGCAGCATCAGATATTGGGGATAATTTAATATTAGTTTCTTCTATAGGAATAAAATCTTCATCTTGAGATTCTTCTTGTAAAAGAATATTTAAATTTTTTTTTCTTTCTTCTTCTTCAAGTCTTTTATTAACTTCTTGAATACTAGACATAATCTATTTAACAGGAACAAATTTATTCTTCTCTTTATTCCATCTCTCAGGTTTTGCTCCACCAACATTATATATAAGTCCGTCTTGCAATTTACTTGTATCTATTAATCCAGTTTTCTTATCAATAGGTATTTGATTGGCATTTTTATTTGCTATTATTTCGGCTTCTGATTTAGCTCCTACCATACCAGGAACATCAAAACCTTGAGTTTTTTTAACATAAGATGTATATAAATCTTTTTCTACAGTAGATAATTTTTTAAATGCTGCCTTAAAATTATCTCCTGATAATCCTTTTAATTTATTAACAACTGCTAGAGCTTCTTTAGATAAAGTTGGTGTGCTTAATCTAGTTTTTAACATAGCATCAACATATCTTTCAGGAAAAGCTAAGAACATTTGTTTGTCTGATTCAGGAACTTGATCTGCGTATTTTTTAATAAAGTCTTGTTTCTTTTTTGCTGCTTGAATTTTTTTAGAACTTTCAGATAATGATAAACCTTCTTTGATAGAAGGCATAATTGCTTTACTTATATTTTCACCTTGCATACCTTTTAAAACAGCAGAACCTCCAATAGTATAGAAAGGATTTGATAAAGCATTAAACAATCCATCTGTTTCAGGTTTTGTAAAAGTATTTAATAAACCATCACCTGATTGACCACCTTGTCCAAACAAACCTTTTGTTCCTTCAGTTACATTTGTAATACCAAGATTTTTACCATCTAAATAATCTTGTTCAGATCCATCTAGCATCATACTTGGTCTTTTTCCATACATATATCTTTTATATAAATCTAAAAGTGCCATTAAATTAATCCTTTATTTCTTGCATCTTGAAATATCCCATAAGAAGCAAAACTTGTTTGGGGTGATGCGATTGTTGTTGTTACATTTTGTTTTGCCATATCGTATTTGCTCATTATATCTGCTCCTACAGTACCGATAGTCTGACCAAAGAAAGTATCAAATACTGAAGTTGGTGTAGATTCTCCACTTATTAATCCAGGTGCTTGAGATATATATTGATTAATATTTTGTCTTGTATCTCCACCTAAAGTTTGTCCTCTTAAATAATCTTCAGTTGTTAATATTCCACCTGAGTCAGCGTAAGTTGGACTTAATCTTGTACCATCATATCCTAATGCTTTCAATGCTTGATCATTCTTATAAGCATCTAATCCTGATTTTACCACAAGACTTGTTAAAGACAAACCTGATTTTGCAAATGTTTTAATAGGATCGTCTGCCAATGTATCAAGATAAGTAGATGATTCAGGATCTATTTGACTTGTATAATCTTGTAATAAAGGATCATTTTTTAAGTTTTCTAATGAACCTGAAAGATTAGTTTCTAAATATGTTTTAGCTTCCTGATCTACATTAGGTATGCCAATCCCTCTTTCTGAATTTGATATACCTTGAAGTTGGTTAAGCATATCTACTTTAGCTTTATCAGATACAGTAGAGTCTAATAAGTAACCTTTAATGTTAGCTGTGTTATATTCTAAACCACTAACTGTTCCTGCTCCTTGAGTTTCAACTCCAGTAAATTTTCCTGTGCCTTGTTCAAATGTTGGAACAGCTCTTGTTTCAATTCCTTGATAGGCTTGTGTTTCGTAATCTTGTAAATTAATTTGTTCTTGTGTTAATGCTGCTGCGTCTGCTGCTCTTTCAGCTCCAGCAGTATTCATTATCTCATTATAAGTTTCTTGATCTCCACCTGAACCACCTTCAGCTACAGAAAAATCACTAATAGATTCTAAGGAATCACTATAAGCAGCAGATTCATAATCATAAGATGCAGATGATGATGAACTACCTGAGTCTGAACTTGAACCTGAACTCATTAATACTCCTTATAAGATTATTGAAATACAGAAAAGAATAAATAAACCTATTAAAAATTTTGATGGATGTTTTTGTATGTAAACATCAAAGTTGTAATATAATTTTTTTAATTTATCCATTATAATAATCCTCCTAAGTAACCAAGTCCTGCTCCATATAAAGCACCCATTCCTCCACCTAGTCCATAACCTATAGCACCACCACCTAAAGCAGTTGTCATAGGATTAGCTTGTGTTTGTGTTTGTTGGCTTTGTATTGGAAAACCTGAAGCTATAGGTGAAACGATACCAGCGTATTGTTGTAAATTTTGAAAAGGAGATAACTGAGCTTGACTTTGTAGTTGTTCTAATTGCTGTCCTGTTTGAACTAAACTTGGTGCTGATCTTGCTACACCTAATTGTCTTGCTCTTTCTGCTTCAGAAGCATTAAAGGCATAAGGTAATGCAGCTTGTGCAACTTGTGTTGCTACTTGATTTTGCATCATTGGTGAACCTGGTGTTCTTCCTGCACCTGAAAATTGTTGTGCAACATTAGTATAAACATTTCCTGCTGCTTGTTGAATTAAAGGATTTAAATAAGGATTAGAATAATTACCAGCTAAAGTATCTTGTAGTTGTTGTTGTGCTGCTGTTCCTAAAGTCTCTTGTTGTGCAAGTCCTGTTAAAGTTTGTTGTGTTGGAGCTACATAACCACCTACACCACTTCCATAAATATTACCTGCTTCAGATATAATCTGATTTAATGCTGGTTGTGCTGCTGCGTAAGGTTGAACATTTGTTTGTACTGTTCCTGAACCTCCTGAACTTCCTCCACTTGATCCTCCAAAACTCATTTTTTCTCCTTATTTAATTTTTTTTCTAATACTACATGGGTCATCTTGTAATCAAAGTTGTTTAATATTCTTTTCCAACCTGGTCTTGCAATTAACTCCATCATTAAACAATCTTCATCTTTAGCAAACTGTTCAATGTCTTTAACTAGGAATTGCCATTTGTGTCTTTGTCTGCCTGTCATAATATATATGTGGCAAACTTTTCCTAATTCTCTTTTGATAAGTTCTGTAACAACTACACCAAAATATTTTTCTCTTGTCGTTTTCTTATCTTCATCCCAAAGAACCCAAACTTGAAACTTATTTTCTTTTGACTTCTCTAAAACAAAACTTGAGCTTGTTAAATTACCTGAATAAGCTAAAGCATCTTTAATATCTTTTTCAATTAATGACCAAACTGTGTCTAATTGTTCAGCAGGTATTCTAACTAATTTCATAAATAGCTAATATCTATACTATACTTAAGCACTCTTTTCGTCAAATATTTCTAATACACTTACTATTCCTGCAATATCATCAGCAGTTTGAGCTTTTAATTTTAAAACATCTCCTGACTCCAAAACCAAAGTACCTTTAACCAAATTCTCAACTGTCTTAGAAGCTAGATTAATATGAGCCACTTCATGTTCAGCATTAGAATCAGATGCGTCAGTAGTAAATGCTTCTATTTCATTAGCACCTGAATGAATATTAGTTACCTGTATAGATTTGACTAAAGCTGTTCTATCTGTAGGACAAGTATATACAGTTGTTTTGTTTGTCGTTGTCAAATCAAACATAGCATTTTTATATATATTAGCCATTATCTTGCTGTAGCTGCTACACCATTTGATGCTACAAAAGGTTCTTCTGCAAATGCCATATAAATATAACTTCCACCAGAAGCATTCCAAGCATTTGAACTTGTACCTCTTAATTTAAAACCATTAGAAAGAAAATCAACTCCTTGTGTTGTTGAGTTTTCTTCTGGAGCTGGTTCATTAGGATAAACTCTTTTTATAGTTTCATTATAACCATCTCTTTTATTATCCCATATTATCCAATCACTTACACCACTTGTTTTTTTAGCAATAATTATAGCTGGAGAAAATCCAGTATAAATAAAACTACCATTTACATTTCCATTTCCTTTGTAGGAAGCCATAGCTGAAAAACCTTTTATTGGTGCAAAGCAGTAAGCTACATAAGTTGCACTACTACCATTTACTACATCATCATTATTTACAGAAAAAACCGAAGATGTTGGAGTTGTTGAGTTCCATTCACTTCTTGATGTTTCTACTGCATTAGTTAAATTTAATAAAAGTCTTGAAGTGTTACCAAGATTAGAATTATACATACACCAATGTTGTTGTGCTGATGTACTTTTTACTAATACAATATTTGGAACAACACCTAATCCATGACCAACAGTAGCATTTGAACCTGTACCTGTATAAGTTGATATTGAAAATCCTGCTGTAGTATTAACTGAAGTTGCAGTTGTGTTTATACTTCCGTCTGTGTTTGCTGAACCTGCACCATTTGCTTTCCAGTTCCAAGAAACCATAGTTCCACTATTACCTGCACTATCACTACCTACTGTAAATCCATCACTATCAAAAGAAGTTACACCACTAGAAGTATTTTCAGCATTATCTTGGTTTGACCTAAGTCTTTTTGTTACACCTCTAACTGCATCAAATATTGTGTGATTGTTTGAATCTGACCTAGTTTTAATCCAAACCCAATCAGGTTGAAAACCTACTCCAGTTATTGAATGTCCTGCTGAACCATTTCCTGTGTAAATTTTTGTATTAAAATAATCTTTTGGTTGAAATGAAATATAAGCCATTATCCAAACTCCTTTATGTTTTTAGTGTTAAGTGTGTAATATCCTGTTGGTACTGCATATTCCATTTTACCAACTCCATTACCATCTGCATTAGCTGAAGCTACTGCTGTTGTTCCGAAATATCCGTTACCAAAGTTCATTGAACAACTTTGTGAACCATAATGAGAAAAAGTAATTAATCTTGTAAATCCACTAGGTACATCTATTGCTCCTGTTCCTGTTGAACCTGAAGTTGGAACTCCTGAATTTTGATATGTTCCATTTTTACTAAAATATAATTTATTATTTGTAAGGTCTAGAGCTATTCCTAAAATATCGCCAGTTGTAAAAGAATTGCCATAAGAACTAGCAGAATTAGCAATAATTTTTTGACCATTAGACCCATAACCAATACCAGTTGAGGCATTTCCAGCAAAATTATCACCAGGACTTGTTGAATTAATATTATTCCAACTATCTGCAACTATACCAAACATAATGTTATTACTGCCATTCCAACTATTTACTTTCATTTCAGCATACCATTTACCTGAATCTACCGCTATTGTAGAATGATAATTTTTATGACTATTACCTGTTGATGTTGCTGTTATATTGCCATTTAATAATCCAGTTGAAGAATAGTAAAGTGGATTTATTGTAGCAAAGTTATTATCAGGTGTATCTACATTTTGAGTTAGTGTTCCTGATACTGTAAAATTATTTGAGTTACCTGAACTGTCTGTACCCATAGCACCACTATTTTCAAATTTTAAAAAGAAACCATTATTTCCATAAGTTACTGATGCTGACGACTTTGCTTTCCAAATTCCTGATGTAGCATCTACTTCACCAAAACTTGTTGGTGTATAAGCTGTTCCGTCTATAAAATTAAAGTGTGTCATAGAACCATCAAAGTAATAACTATTTCCTACAGTTGAACCTATTTTATGAACAGTATTATTTGTGTTCATATCTCTATTTTGATTTGGATAAGTTACTGATGAAAAAGTTTGTAATTCACCATTAACATAAAGTTTCATTCTGTTTGTATCAGTTGCCTGTGTTGTGTCAAAAGCAAGAACTATATGCATCCAAGCAGAAGTATCTCTAAATCTTCTATTTGTATAAAATTCAGCAACTACACTACTGCTTACTTTTGCATTAAAATATAATTTATCTTCTGCACCTGAGTCAGCAAGAAAAGCTAAATAATCTCTATCAGTTGAACTATTAGTACCAGCACCATAAATAGAATGATTATTTGCTGTTAAACCTGACCTTTTTATCCAAGTAGAAATAGTAAATGTTTTCCTGTTTGATGCTGTAAATGTTTTCTCTAATCTTGTTGAAGCCATAATATTATCCTAGTTAAATTGTCCTGAGTTGTTAATTACAAAACTAAATGTCATAGTAAACTGTCTAACAGCAGTTTGTCCTTGAGCATCTGTCGCTGTGATAGAAAAAGTTGAAGTCGTATCAGAAGTAAATTGTGTCTGTGTTCCAGCTATAGTACAAGATCCTGTGCCACTTGTAAAAGTTAATCCTGTAGGTACTGAACCTGTTGTTACTGCAAATGATGTAGCATCTGTTGCAGATAATGTAATTGTTGGAACTGTGCTATCGCCTGAATAAATAGAACCAGCAGCAGTAGTCCAAACTGGGTCATCTGAAACTGTAAGTAAAGCACTTCCACTTCTAACAGCAGTTCCATCATTGTTTTCTACTCTTATAAAATATGTGCCATCAACTGGTAAAGTTGCTCCAGCAGTTAATGATGATGAGCTGTTAAATGATACAGATGTTGCTGGTGTAATTGCACCAGTAGAACCATTAATAAAATCTACAAAAGGAACTGATTGATAATTAGCTCCACTTATTGTTATGTTAGTTGCATTGTTACTTATGACAGCAGGACTTATTCCTGTGATTGTAGGATAGACAACAGTTGTTATAGTAACACTTCCACCTAAAGATACTGCCGAACCATTAATTGAAATACTACTGTTTTGCAGTTTGTTATTATCAATTAAGGAATCTGCTCCTGAAACTAAACTACCTAAATCATTTGCTTTTGTCATAATTAATTACCTTGCGTTTGCTGGTACGTTGTTACTTCCTACTAATGGTGCTTCTGCAAATGCCATATAGATATAAGTTTGTGTGTTTTTATTATACCAATTATCATTGTTCTGTAATTTAAAACCATTGGATAAAAAATCAGGATTAACTAAAGATGTTACCTCTGCACCAGAATCATCAGCTCTTAAAACAGCTGAACTTCCATTATAACCTAATCTTCTATTATCAATCATTATCCAACTTTCAGCATAAGTTGAACTTTTTAACATAACAAAAGCTGGTTTAAATCCTGTGTAAATAAATGGTGCATCACCTGCTGGTTCACCATTACCAACATAAGAACCAAATTTACTGAAGCCTTGTTTTTCTG